TATCTCCAGTCACGAACCTGTAGACCGAATTTCCAATCCCACTCATCCATGTAAGCGCGGTAGCGGTTATTAGAACTATCGAACTCATCTTGCAAGCCCATGTTCTCGTGACCGACGCCAGCCTTTGATGCGCGCGGGAAGATGCCGTGAACGGTACGCTGCCCCCAGCCAATCAGCCAGACTGAAGAGTTATCGGAGCCAGTACCGCCGGCATCGATAATGTTCTCGCCATTCTGAGCGCCAAGGTCGCTGTATCGATTAGCTAAACCGACAATCTCTTCAGGGTTTGCAGACGATCCATAAAACAGGGTGTCGGCAAACTTCTGATTCAATGACTCCATAAACGCTGCGCCTTCATCAGCACGTAGCATATTCACATTGCCATTCATTTCAGCAACTACTTTATCAACTGAGCTACGACCATTTAACAGGGCGCATTGCTCGGTGATTTGGGCAGTCTTGGAAGTTGAGGAGGGAGTACCTTGGTTAGTTAACCGAAAGTAAACATCAGGCAATCCAGTCCGGACTGTAGCCTGATCTCCCATTGGTTGATTACCTTCACGCCAAAGCATGTCATCGATAATCTCGTTGGTTTGTGATAGCAATTCGACCACCTGTGCGGTTTTACCGTCAGGGTCTAAACGCTTCGCATGTTCGCCCAGTGTGAGCGCCGCTGTACTTAACTCAGCCATAATAAGCCTCTCTTATAAATTGAAGACAGATTCTTCTGCCGTTTTGGGTTTAGTTGGTGCCTTTGGTTTTGCTTTCGGCTTACTAGTAACGGGGACTTTCTTGACTTTTTTCTTCAGGTCAACAGTCTTCTTTTTCAAGGCATCGAACTGAGCTGATTTATGTAAAAGCATGTGTACCTTATGGAAGCTGCCTAAAACACTGGCCTCTTCAGGGGTAAACTGCTCTTTAGCCATATAGTCATTGATAAGCTTATACGCCTTCGTACCCTCTTCAGTGTATTCAGTCGTACCTTCATTGAACCATGCTTTATTGCGCTTAATCAGTAGGTCGCGTTCCCGCCCAACCTTACTGTTTTTATCTGCCTCTGCATCAGAAGCTAGTTTAGCGCGTAATGACTCAACCTTATCCTCAAAGCCTTTTATTTCATCGTCACTATAAATGCCTTCACTCTTTAACGTATCAACTAGCTCGCTAACAACACTGGTAATCGCCTCGGTTCGCTGCAACCTTTCGGTAATCCGCTCCTCATTAGCAATATTATGTTTTTCGCGCCTAGCATCCTCCATACGTTTCTGAGTTACTTTACCCTGAATCTCGTGCGCCTTCCGCCAATCCCTGATCTCGTCTAAGCTAAAGTCTTCGCCGTCTAAGTCGAGGTAAAGAGCTTCTTCTTCGTCGTTATCTGGGGTGTCGTCGTCGCTATCATCAGCGTCTTCTGACTCTTCTTCAGTTTCACCATCTGAATCTTGCGACTCTTCAGCTTCACCATCTGTTTCGTCAGGAGCCGTCTCTTCCTCGGCTTGCGTTTCATCAACGGTTTCAGCACCACTATCAACCTCGGTTAGCTCATTGGCAGCTTCAGTATCAGCGGGTTCATCAGCGAATAGTAAATCAGCGCCCTGTAAGGTGGCTTGATCGTTCATTGCTATTTCCTCTTAGTTTTGGAGTTTAGTATGTTTTGTGCCTGCTTTCCATCCCTTATCTTACCAAGAAAGATGTCCTCAATCTTGGCTAAGTTGCGGTATGTTCTGTGAACTTCTTGTAACTCTTCAACATCTAGCGTTTCTTTCTTCTCAAAGCTATCCATAATCTCAGCCTTTATAGCAACAAACGCGCCATTTAATATCTTGAACTCAGATAAGGCATTGGCCCCTTCGATAGACTCTTGCTCTAGCTGCTTTCGTCGCTCATCGTTCATACAATAGACCCCTCCACATCCTGCCCGCTATCAAGCTCAAGCTTGGTTAGCTCGACAGCTACCTTTTGATCGTTCTGATTTTGCTTTTGTGCTGTGGATATATTGAACTGTCGCTTCTCTTCTTCAAGTTTAGCTGCGTCAAGTTGCGCGCTGCTCTGAGCCTTGGCTAGATCTGTCTGCTGCTTAACCTTCTCAGCCTCGGCTAAGGGGTTCTGATTGCTTAGCTGCTCTACCATCTGCTGAAGCTGGGCATTGTTTCTGGTAAGGATCTCATTTTGAGCGAGAACTAGCTCATCAGGCTGGGTGGGATCATTGAAGTGCTTACCAACATTGGATATGCCAAGCCCCTTCATCATTGAGGTAATGGTGTTGTATTTCTTCTCTTGATCAACCAGTGGCGAACCTGCCGCCTCTAGCTGCATAGTTAGATTAAGGATGCCGCTCATTGTTTCAACAACATGATCTTCGTCGCCAGAACCAAGACCCACCCGCACATCAGCAGCATGATCAAACTTCCAATCACTAGGATTGATCTTTAATGGTTTACCAAGAACGCGAATCTCTTGCTCAGTGTTCTGGAAGTGGGTCGCCATCCAGATAACGCCATCATATAGATCGCGGTAATAAGTCTCGGCAATATTTCTTGCAACAAGCTCAACCTTGCCCTTGCCCTGATCCTGTACGCCTTCAAAGCGCGTGGCAGTCTCTTTGTTGAAGTGGTCAGCCTCTAACCCCTGGCTAGTAATCATTGTTCCGATAGTGTCAGCCCTGCGCTGCATCTGCATCTGCAAGACCTGCATAACCTTGTCCCCAATGTAGGGGATTTCGATAGCCTGCATAGCGTTTGCCGGGATTGTATCGTTACCGCTCACCCTTATCGTTGCGCCGTGCTCCTGATCCAGTAGATCATCCTGATTGACAAGCTCATTGTGAGCGATTCTAGGGGCCTGCACCGCATAGATGTTGTCAGCAATACCGCGTAGCAATGTGGTGTTCTGTCTGGCAAATGGCGATGCCTGCTCACCAATAGACCGGCCAATAGCGCGGTGAGGCATAAGCAGTGAGCTGCCGATTGCATAAGGCACATGATCAAACACTTCATTCTCAAGAAGCACTTGCCCAGAGTAGAGAACATAACGACGCTCAGCTATGCCATCGCCATCGTAATCAATCAGAGCATAGCGGGTTCTTAACATTACTTCTTCGCTAGCCCATGTTGGCGCATACCAAGGCTTGCTGCTGCTGCCCTGCTCTCTATCTCGAATAGTGTCTAGGCGTGAATTGCCTTCATCATCTTTCTGTCCACTAAAGCGCGGAATCTGAGCAATCTTTTCTTTGCTATAGCCCATCTCAACAAGTTCGCCGCGAGTGATTGGCGTGTCATCACCAACAACAGGGGCCTCACTCTTACTGCGCGCATCCTTTGAGATGATGAAGCACTCAGGAGGGATAGACATTACCTTGATTTTCTTTTCCTTGCGGACAACCTTAAACTTAAAATCAATCGGGTCTTCTCCGTTAAAATCGCCCGAACGCTCAACAATCTCTGTCGATATAACATCCTCGCCGTCAAGTGACTCTTCGAATAATACAAGCTCTTCCGGTGTTATAGCTGTATAGCTCTCTTCCTTTATCCCTTTAGTTTCTTCGATAAAGTACTTAACCACGCCGAACTTCATTAAAAGTATGTCGAAAAGCGCGCCATATTGCGTTGGATAGGAATCTGACTGGCCACGGATAAGCCAATCAGCATACTTAGATTTTTGATCAGCCTCCTCTACATCCTCTTCATTCTCAGGATTAAGTGGTTCAAACTCTATGATCTCGCCTGATCCTAGAAACACTCTAGCCAGTGACACTAGATAGCTATTCACCGAGTCCTCAACATCATTAGAGAGAATCTTAGAGCGGTCCACCTCCTCATCACCATATAGATTGCCTAAATAGCGATCCATGAAAGTCTCGTTCTCTTTCATAAACTCAGTATTGAATGTGACACCATCCTTGCTCATGGTCTCAACATCACTGATAAGCGTGAGGTCATCCATTTGCTGTGTTTCTTCTGCCATTAGACTACCACTCTCTTTTTATGCTTGGGTTTTGGCTTCCATCCCGTGACTGGCGGCTGGAACAGACTCATCATCATTGAATCCCACATGTTAGGAGATTCTATACCTAGCTTCATCATGTCCTGCTTGCTCATTATCTGAATCAAGCCGGTATTATTTTTCTTTCTCGGTATACGACACACCTCTGACCTTAAGTTGTCGATAGAATCAACGCCATCCGAGTCAATACTAATCATGTCACCAGGGTCTACATATTCACCCCGCACAACACACCGATAGGTATTATAAAATAGGTTAGCCAGCCTTATAGAATATTGCGACCTGTTATTAGTAAACGTTTCGGCATACGTTTTAGGCTTATCTTCGCCTAACTTGTCTATATCTGTTGGTAAGTATACAGCCTTGGCGTTATCTTGACCAATTCCCGACAGCGAACCCTTAAACATGTGTGTCTTGATATGTTTGCCTTTGAAAGCATCGGAAACCTGTCGCTTTAATCCTACGCCCATCCCATCACAATCCCAGATAAACCAATCAGCACCATCACTTATAGCTCGATCAGTAGCCCAGTCGCACCCCTCATCTATTTCGCCGTCAGTCTTTTCTATTATCGCCTTGAAGATAGAGCCATGTCTAAGTGAGTAGCCTTTAGAGTCTCTTCCGGTGTCTGATGGGTCATGTGATGCAAACTTAGCGCCAAAGGGAAGAAATACCTTTTCTAGTTTTGGGATCTTGTGAGCATCGACAGCAGCGTTAAACCACTCAGGCTTAACAATGGAATTCTCTACCTCGTCCAGATAGTCACTAAACCATTTATTCCTATATGCGGCATTAGACATCTTGGCCTCGTCATCCTGCCGCTCAACCTCCAGCCCTGATGCGATAAACCAGCTCTTAGGCATGTCAGTGTAATTCATCTCGACAACCATAATTAGATCATCTTCATAATACCCACAACGCTTAAGCTCTTTATCTGCCCGTGCTAGCCATTGTTGAGCAATAGCTCCATTGCGAGCGCCGCGATTCATTGTGACAATGATTTCAGGCATTTTAATGTCACTATCAGCCAGCATTGCATCCAGCTCTTCCAAGCTTGAAACCTTTCTCCCATCTAGCAGCTTCTCGGTATCTTCTGCATTCAACCGGACTGATGCCGTAAGCACTCGAAGCGTGTTTGCTGATATATCCTCACCTTCCTCTATCCATAGCCCATCGATACCCGATAGCGTTGATTTTAGGCTGGTTATATTCCTGGCTAATCCACGGTAGAAGGTACGACCACCTGATGAGTGAGTGATTGAGGTTTTGGTATCCTCGAAGCCTTCCATACCTAGGCGACTTATCTCATCAAGGATGGTCCGGTGTACTGACTCCTCGATAGAGTTTTGATTCTCCCTCGCGCAGCACCACAGCTGACCTCTAGACATATTAGCTGCAACGTAATCAGCGACCCCGGTTGATTTGGTGCTACCACGGCCACCGACTATTATTTTTATTCGCTTTGGCTTGGTAAATATTGGGTGCAGGTTTTTAACGTATTTTATTGGTATACGTTTAGTCATTGGAGCCTACAGGAATAAACTCAAAAACTGAGTCTGTCTGAATGGGTCCGCCATCAGCTCCCGTTAGCTCTATGTCGGATTGTTTTAGGTCTGGTATGTATTTATTAAGAAGCTTTAAACGTGTGTCAGTGGCTGCTCTAAGGGCTTGTAGCTCAGTAGATTCCATTGAAGCCCCTTGCTCTTCCATTTTTTCAATGTTTTTAAGAACTTGCTGAACCGTACACCGTTTAGATATTTGCTCTCTAAGGGCATCTTGACGAACCTTTTTGTTTCTAGCTGCTACTGTGGCTGCCATTATGATTCACCCTCCGCATCAGCTATGAAGGATTGTTCTATGGTGGTTATTGCCGTCATTTTATCTATACCTTACGGGCGTTTGGCCTCGTTGCTATGATAATTGTTTTGTTAGGGGTTTTTTATTGCCTCAAGCTTAGTTAGCTCGGCCTGTAAAATAGCTCGGCGCTCTGGAGTCATATCACCGTTTAGCGCGAGTTTTAGGCGTTCCATTCTAGCATTCAAGCGCTCGATGCTCATGGATGGGTTTACGCCTTTAGGGTTTATT